AAAGCAACGCGCTTTTCTCTACTTATGGGTCGAATGACCCTCCACCGGGTTAAATTTTACCTGGTTAAGACGATGGGGATTACCCCCACGGTCCGAGATCGTACCACTGCTGAACGATGCTGTTCACTTTCCTAAATACAGTTCGCCCACTAAGTGGGACAGCGTTTTTACCCACTAAGTGGACTGGCTGTATATAGGAGGTGATCGCTTTTAGCATCGTATGGCGTCCGCTCTCGAATCTCTCGATCCGAGAGAGGGCGATGTCAGCTAAATATTGGCGAGGACGAAGATCAATATCCCCGCTAGCTTTTAGCTGCCAAAGGGAGGCTAATAAATAGCCTACCGTTTCGTCTTGGTGAGTTTTACTCACCTCCACCACGTTAGGAACAATGTAACCCTCCCACCCTAGGGTGTGAGGTTTGCTCCTAGCGAGGACTGGGGTAGCTTCATCTAAGTTAGAAATGAAGCCACCGTCTCCTAAATCGTTTGGTATCAGTATCCGTAAGGGTACTGGCACTGACGATTTTAGGAGCTCAAAGACAGAACGAAAGCGAGCGTCACAGCCGTAACGTAAGTTACTGCGATGAGCGAACCTTCGAACTGCATTTGCCAGGCGGTAAACCGCTGGTACAGACGTCACTCTATCTTTAAGATAGATTGGCTTAACATCGACCCCGAAGAAGAAATGACCTCCGCAGCTTTCTCTGAATGGTGAGTCGAAATGACTCTTTTTAACATTCATAACAAAGCCGTAGAAGTCAAGCATCTTCGCGAACGTCTCTAAACATGCGGTAGGGACGATAACATCATCGCCGTACGCGCTGACCTCAGTTGTGCCGAGGTCATGATATTCTGCGCAGCATACTGCAACTGCGTAAAATATCAGGGTCTCAAGTTCAAAGGTAAAGCCGTTCCCCATACTGGAGAACTTCTCCCAATGAACGAGAGACTCGTTTAGAGTGCCATAATGAGATCGACAGGAATCCAACAGCGAAAACCATCGTGCAGGAAGAAGTTCCTGGACGACAGCTTTTGCTATGGAATCACTAGCAGAAGAGAGATCAACGGTTGCCAAGTGTTGAGAGATACTCCCAACACGAGCCAACTGCTGGTTCCTAGACTGATAGCGTAAGTCGACCCCATACCGAAGAAGCCTCGATCTAATCATTTCGCCTATGGACTTTTGGAACCATAAATTGATTCCAGGTTCAATGGCGATAACGCGATTAGTAGAGGCGTCTTTTGGTACAGTGGTAACCTTATTCCCAACTTGGAAATTCGGAAATCCCGAACTCACAAGCTGGTCAGCCCACAAAGGAAAACAAACCTCGAGGGCTTCCCAAGGGATAAGGCTGTACAGATCACGCGTTATTCCGGTTTCACACCGGAACTTTTTAGCTGGACTGGCGTCTCTACGTTTTATCAACGTAGAGGCTCCAGGGCCCCAGTCTGGCCTCTCTACTATCTCGTCGGCCGAATAATCGCCAAGAATCTTAGCTATTTTACGAATGACTGCGTTATGCAGCCAAACGGCCTGACCCCGGAATTTAGGGTCAAGAGCTAAGTTTCTGAATCGAAAATTCGTACTCTTACAAAGAAGTTCGAATTTCTCAAACTTCTTTAAAGCAACTTCGTCCAAATCGCGGTCAAAGGTTAAACCCTTGTACTTCGATAAGAACTTAGTAGCTGCGTAAGAGTCTCTAAGCATTACGAGTGAATTGTAATGCAAAGGATTGAACTCAAGATCCGCCAGTTGCTCATGCTCCCCCTCACGGAGGAGTATTGCGACTGTTAGGGCTCGAGGACAATCAAGACCTTCGAGAAACATAGAGATTGCCGAGGATTGTACACCCTCGGACACGCGTAGGCTCGTGATTCCATGATGGAATCGACTGCCATACTTCTTAGAAGACATGGCATACCTCCAGGAGTGCTTTCTAAACGCTCTAGGGTATTAGACCTAGAACACGTTTTCGAACGTCGTCACTGCAAGTTCGACTGGTGAGCCAGTTGCATCTGTAGGCGCACCGTCGTTCGCATTGACCGTCCGAACGAAGAGCGAAGCCATTTCGCTGAACAGCTTCTGCCGTTCAGCAAGAGTGGAACGCTCTGGGAGAAAGAACTCCAGTTGGCCGATGCAGTTGTACGCCAACGTCGGAGCCGGCTGAATGCCGGTCGCCGTTGACGGACTGGTCTGCTCCAGCGTAGGGAGGACGAGCTTCACCAAGACCTTGTACAGCCGGCTCGCTTTAGTAGGCGGACGGATGGACAGGGTCAGGCGCGGGTAACCGATGGCGATACCGCCGACTCGGTCCACCCAGGACGCGATACCTTGGGGGTTAATCCCCTCGGGGCTCAGCGTCGAATCCACGCTTACCGTAGCGCTGGTCGTTAAACGAGCCAGAGCATGGTCAAGAATGGATGACAGCTTCACTGCCGCTAATGCGGACATGAATACTCCAAGTTTGAAACATGGATGCCGTGTCCCCTTACTTCGAGAAGACCGATTTTAGGAGAGCCAAACCGTTAGACGCATGTTCAATGCTAGCGAGACCATTTTTGAATGACGGAAATGTTAGACTGGGGAAGCTAACAAGCTTTACCCGATCTAACACAACGTATTCAGCATAGAATCGCGCATGTTCATACGCCCACTGCGTTGGGTTCCCTGCACTCGATCCCTCAAAGTCTACGGCGGAAACCGTATTCGCCCTCGTGAATTGTGTCTGGGATCCATCCACAAATTCCAAACCATTGAAGGCTGAAGCAGCCTCCAGGTAGGGACCTATGGGTAGAAACCAGTCAACCACGAAGGAAAACGGTAGTATTTCCCACACGAGGTTTATGGGATTTAGAAAGCCTGTCTGCGCCATAAAACTCCGCAATGGCGACGCTAGCCGAAACCTTAAGATAAACTTACACCGAGTCTGGGAGACCGTTGTTGTGGTCCCTTGTGACCCGGGAAAGTGAACATTAAAGTTAATCGGGAAGCGTGTAGCCGTCTCGGTGTTCGCTTTTGCAGACACTGCAACCCTCTGGACGGAGTCCGTGGTGTGTAACACACTTAAGGACTTTAAAGTACCAACGATATCCTGCAGCAGGGGCTTCCAACCATATTGAAGCTCTAGCCAGTTACTGGCTACAGACTTCGATGCGGAAGGGGCTCCCGGCGGCATTCTACCGCGGATATTTCGTCCATGCATCAGAGCATTCACTGCCCCAGGGATGTTTTTTCTCCTGAGTTCAGTGATAGTCTTCGCGATTCGTTGGGTTGAATCCCCAATTAGTCGAAAAGTCTGATTCATTTGAGCAAGGTCTTGCGCGAGATTAGCTTCTATCCCGAGCTCGGCCTCATCAATGAGCCGCCTGATTGCATTGTTCCTAGCCCGAGCAACATGCCCGGGAATAGGGGGTTCAGCATATATCTCAGTATAGCTTCCTCCTTTAAGATTGTAAGCTGGGGGCGTTTTTGCTGCCGTACCAGCAACTCTCTTATTGAAGGCAACTATTTTTATCGAAACAGAGTGCGGATTAACCGGTCTCTGCCCCGGACGAAGTTTCCCAAAGTTCGGAGTTCGAACGCCGGTCCAAGTACGTTGCCATTTAACTTGGGCGACGATCTGATCCAAAGGTTTGGAGTACACCCCAGCACTATCCACTGACTCTAACCACTCTCTAAGAGGGCGATTATAAGTCTCTGGGTTGGGCCTAAGTGTACTAGACTTCGGAACTGAAATACGAGCTGCACGTCTCCGGTTACCTGGAGACGCGGCACGTCTTCGTGCAGTACGCACTGGAGACGGGCTGCCTGTTCGGTCCGGCGGTATAACCAAGACTTTATGACCTGATGAATCGGTCTTAGTCTCAGGTAAATTCCAAGGGACACGCACAGTGCGGGGATAGCCACGAGAGTACTTCGTAAACACTAAGGTAAGGCGTTTGGCTTTATGGAATCGTGGAAAACGAACTGTGAATTCGCGACGAATCAAGGTATTAGCCTCGATAAGCCCCGAACTCCACAGCAAGTTTCCATTAAATTCCACAACCAACTCGCCCATCTCAGAGTTTGTCGTAACTCTCTTGTCAGGCCCCGTACTCCCCGAGAAAATGGAGAGCAGCTCTGGTTGTTGGAGAAGGACCGGCGTCTTAGGTATTAACCCGGCCATTTGAGGATTACCTCCCAAATGGAAGACACTAGTCCGACTCCTCCCGCCCCTAGAAACAAGCTAAAAAGGAATGGATGGGCTATAACAGACCTTTCGAGGAATCCCTCTTGCGAGGGCTCATCTAAGAAAACTGTTAGTCGCTCCATACAACTCCTTAATAGTTTGTTAATAGGGTGGATCTCGATACTTCGAGATCCTGAGGAAGCGAGCTGGGTGAGGGGTACGTAACGTACCCCTAGTAGCCCAGCACTACTCAGGTGGCAAGTGTGCTAGGTCGCGTAAAACGCTGACAGCTGAAGCAACTTCTTCGTTAGTCATGTCATCGACTTTTCTATGAAGCATATCGGAGGAAAGGCCATGCTTTCGAATGGCCACCTTCATATACGCATCATATTGAGCCTTTAACAGCTGACGATAGAAGAGTGCTCCATTACTGTCAGAGTTTGGCGGCTTTGCCATATGACCTCCGTAAGTAATTGCTCCCTCTAGAGACTACTCTTTTGAAGCGAGGCTAATGCGCCTTCTCTTGACCAAGAGTAAAAGACTCTATGATCAGAAGAAAGCTACGCACCCCCATTTGATGGTGGATGCTAGTGCTTGCATAAATCCCTTGAACGAGTTTTTGGTGCATCCTTTCAGATGTCCAATCTTCGATCCAGAGACGAAATGCAAGCTCCAGGTTTTGACGTTGTAATGTCAGACCTGTTTTCGACTTGGTCATAGTTTACTCCTGGTCTAAAGAAGGGCTAGGTTAGGACTCATAATGAGACCCTATACCTAGTTCAATGACTTGTTTGGCCCTAATGAACCAAAATCCAGAAAATCAAGGCAACTGCCTCGACAATCCAGGATTGGAGCATGTTGAGCCATTCAAAGTCGGTTGGCATAGAGCCTCCCTTCGGAGAGTAGTTTCTAGAGGGA